AACATGGGTAGAGCGTCAGAGATCACCAGAGATGAACTGAATTTTGTTAAATTTATTGAGCGACTTCGAAACAAATTTGCACTTTTGTTTACGAATGCTCTGCGTGTTCAATGTTTGCTCAAGGGTATCCTCAAGGATGACGAGTGGTACAGAATTCAGCAAGACATTCGTTTTGAATTTGCGTCAGACTCATACTTCACTGAAAGTAAAGAAAATGAGGTATTGCAAGAAAGACTAAATATTCTACGGGACATTAATGATCACATCGGTGATTACTATTCCCGTGAATATGTGCGAAGAAATATTCTACGTCAGACTGATTCTGAGATGAAGGAAATTGATAAACAAATCTCGTTTGAAAGAGAAAATGGTCTACTGCCTGACAAGTCAGAAAGCATGGGATTCTAATGAAAGAAGAAGCAAGAAACGCAATCGATTTAATCCTTACAGCACCCGACAATGTTGCTAAGGGTTATCTTACGTCAATGCTTGCTTCGAAAACTATTTCTTCAATCAATGAAAGATGTAAAAATATTGTTGAAGAAAAAGAAGAGGATAGACCGAAAGAGGAAAAGGAAGAGGCATCAAAAGAGGGTGACAAAGAGGACATCGCTCTTGACCCTGAAATGACAAAGGAATATTATCTTAAGTCATTCGAGTATAAAGGCAAAGTAATTACGTTGAAAAAACTCGGTATGGGTGCATCTGCCCCTGTCTCTGCATATGTTGATGATAAGAGAACTGAGATCTTTTTGTCAGCCGAGCAGGCAGAACGAGAGATCAAAAAAATTATTGATCTTAAAGAAAAATCAAAGCCAGCGACAGTTGAGAGTCTCACTTTGACAGGAAAAGATGGCTTGATTGTCGAGCATGATGATGGATCTGTGACAAATATGACTTTTGAGGACACAAAAATGGCTCTTGAAATACATAAGAGGCTAAATAATACGAACAAAGAAAAGTTTGAAAAAACATTTGCATCTTCAAATGAGAAGGCACAACAAATGATTCAATACTTTCAAGAAAGGCTTAAGAGGGATCTCGTATGAATACGGTAAACATTGTTGACGCGATTTCAAATAAACAATACACGGCTGCCGAAGAGGGACTTGCCCAACTGCTTAGAGACAAGTTGCAGTCTGCCGTTATTGAAAGAAAAGATGTCGTTGCCAAAAACCTTGCAAAAAATATTGATGAAGAAAAAAATGACTACGAAGAATTTTTTGAAAAGGCAATGAAAAAGTTTGGCATCTCTTCACCAGCCGATCTTAAGTCCGAAGAGGACAAGAAAAAGTTTTTCAACTATGTTGACAAAAACTACAAAGCCGAGAAGGAAACCGACTGATGCTTCTTATCACTGAAGTAAATGACAATATTAATCTTGTCACTGAAGAAGTGAATGGTGAAAAGCAATATCACATTGATGGTATCTTCATGCAAGCAGAGCAAAAGAACCGCAATGGTCGTGTGTATCCGCAGAAAACTTTGATGAATGAAGTTCGGCGATACAATAATGAATATGTTAAAACAAATCGTGCGATGGGCGAACTCGGTCACCCCGATGGTCCCCAACTAAATCTCGAAAGAGTTTCGCACCTGATTAAAGAACTTCGTGTTGATGGGAACGATATTTACGGAAAGGCAAAAATCCTTGATACTCCCTATGGTAAAATTGTAAAAGATCTTATCAAAGAGGGTGTCAAAATTGGTGTCTCTTCCCGTGGTATGGGTTCCTTGAAACAAGTTAATGGTGTCAACGAAGTGCAAGAAGATTTCTCACTTTCAGCCGTTGATATTGTCGCTGATCCATCTGCACCGGACGCATATGTTCAAGGTATTATGGAAGGCAAAGAGTGGGTGTGGGAAAACGGTATTCTCACCGCTCGACGTATTGAATCTCACAAAAAGCATATCGAACGTGCTTCGAGATCACAACTTGAGGAAGCGAAATTGTATGCGTTCGCAGATTTCCTCTCAAATCTAAGCAAAGATACATAAAGGGAGATAGGAGTCAAATATGAGTCTCAAAAACGCTTTGGAAACTGCGAAGGAAATTCTCGCTCAATCAGTCGCTTCAATCGATGAAACTTACGTCGAGGCAGAGGCTATGAAAAAGAAAAACGGTAAAGGAGATGATACCTCCGCAGATGGCGTTTCGTCAACGTCTGCTGACGGTGTTACCCCCGAAACTATCAAACCAACTGGCAAGGAAGCACCAACTCCTGCCATGAAACCATCTGATGCATCAGCCGAAGTGGTTGATGATGCAGGCAAACTTGATCTTAAGAAACCCGAAGAGGAAGAGTATAGTATGCCTGATGAGGAGATGCCATCCGAAGAGGGTTCTATGATGATGCCCGATGAAGAGATGGGTGCAGAGGAAGACATGCATGGTGATGAAGAAGAGGAAGATGATTTTGGTGCTAAGAAAACCAAAAAAATGACTCCTATGGCTGAACAACTTGGCAATCTTTTCACTGGTGAAGAACTTTCTGAAGAGTTTAAAGAAAAGGCTGGTATTGTTTTTGAAGCAGCCGTCAACATGAGAGTTGATGCCGCTAGAGAAGAACTTCATTCAGAATTTGAAGCCCAACTCGATGAGGAAAAAGAAGCACTTGCATCCAAACTGGACGAGTACCTCACCTATGTCGTAGAGGAGTGGAGAAAAGAAAACGAAGTCGCCATTGACTCCGGCATTCGTTCAGACATCTCCGAATCCTTTATGATTGGTCTTAAGAACCTCTTTGAAACTCATTACGTCGCAATGCCCGATGAGAAGTATGATCTTGTCGAGGGGCTGAACGATAAGATCGATGACCTTGAATCTAAACTTAACGAATCCATCGAAAAGAATATTGAACTTTCGAAAGGACTTGTCAAGGCACAGTGTGAAGCACTTTATGAAACTGCCTCACGCGACTTGGCTGATTCCGACGAAGAAAAATTCCGTTCGATGGTAGAAAATCTTGATTTTACCAACGTGGAAGATTTCCAAGAGAAACTTTCCACGCTTAAAGAAAACTTCTTCAATGAAGAAGATTCAGTGAAAACCCCTCTCGTTGAGGAGTTCGCCACTAATGAAGAAGATGCTGTGAGAGAATCAGTTGATCTTTCCCCCACAATGTCTGCATACACTAACATGCTTTCGAGAATCAATTCGAAGGCAGTCCAAAACCGTGTTTCCTAAAACACAAAAAGGAGAATAACCCAAATGGACAACGTACTTGTTGAAAACCTCAAGGAGAAGTGGGAACCCGTCCTCAACTGTGAAGGAATGGAACCCATTAAGGATAACTATCGTAGAAATGTGACTGCGATTCTCCTTGAAAACCAAGAGAAAGCCTTGAAAGAAGAAACCAGTGTTGCCCCGGTCCCCGGTGCTAACGGTTTCATCAACACCAACGGTGCATTCAACACTGTTGCTGGCTTTGACCCCGTTCTGATCTCACTCGTCCGACGAGCCATGCCTAACATGATCGCATACGACATCTGTGGTGTCCAGCCTATGTCTGGTCCCACTGGTTTGATCTTTGCGATGAAGGCTAACTTTGTTGGTGCTGGTGGTAGAGAAGGTGAAGCACTCTTTGACGAGTCGCCAACTGACTTCTCGAACTCCGCTCCCGGTACGACCGCTTCTAGAGGCTTCCCCGCCTTTGGTGGCACTGGTGACCCTCTGGGTACTCGTACCGCTGGTGGTACTGGTGGTGCTGCTAACACCGCTGGTGGTGCTGATGCGATTCCTGTCGCTGCTGGTGCATCTACCGCTACGCTTGAGACTTCTACTTTCGCAGAGATGTCATTCACCATCGACCGTACGTCCGTCGTTGCTAAGACCCGTGCATTGAAGGCTGAATACACCTCTGAACTCGCCCAAGACCTTAAGGCTATCCACGGTCTTGATGCGGAAGTCGAACTCGCTAACATTCTCTCGGCTGAAATCCTCGCTGAAATCAACCGTGAAGTTGTGAGAACGATTTATAACAACGCTAAACTCGGCGCACAACAAGCCGACCTTTTCTATAAGAGCAACCACGGTCTTTCCGGTGCTGCTCTCGCTACCGACTTCGGTGGTATCTACGACCTTGAGCAAGACTCTGATGGTCGTTGGTCCGCTGAGAAGTTCCGTGGTCTGATGTTCCAAATGGAACGTGAAGCCAACGTGATTGCTAAAGAAACTCGTCGTGGTAAGGGCAACTTTGTTCTCTGCACCTCTGACGTTGCTTCGGCACTCGCCATGTCCGGCTTCTTGAACCTGACCCCGACCCCTGACATTAACCTTTCGGTTGATGACACTGGCAACACCTTTGCTGGTACTCTCAATGGTCGTATGAAGGTTTACATTGACCCATACTCCGTGTCCGGTGCTGACTATGCCCTCGTCGGTTATAGAGGCTCTAGCCCCTACGACGCAGGTATGTTCTACTGCCCATACGTTCCGTTGCAAATGGTTCGTGCAGTCAACGAAACCAACTTCCAACCGAAGATTGGCTTCAAGACCCGATACGGTCTGGTGAACAACCCGTTCGTGTCTGGTGGTGGAACTGACCGTTCAGATCCTCATGCTGCCGCTGCTAATAGAAGCAACCAGTATTACAGAATCTTCCGTATTCTGAACCTGCACGGTAACAACGCCTAATCTTAGGTGACAATTAAATACTTCGGATGAGGGGGCGAAAGCCCCCTTATCTTTTTGTACCTAAATAAAGTATGGCAGGAAAAACCACACAAGAATCTATCTTTAATAATGGCAATCAGTTGCCGGGATACACACAGGGATTTCAAAATTCTAATCCCACCAGTCCCGTTAGTAATCAGCCAACAACCACAAACTATCTTTATCAAACTTTTTATAGATTTTCAATAAAGAGATTGCCACGAATCAATTATTTTGCACAAAAGGTGACTTTGCCTGAGTTTGCTTCTGTGGGAGCGATTCAACAGCCAACTAGATTCTCAGCCGTGAATCATCCTAGCACAAAAGTATCATTCGCAAACTTAAATCTTGAATTTATTATTGATGAGAAACTTGAAAACTGGAGAGAACTCTACAACTGGATGAGAACCATTTACTTGGTTAATAGTTATGATGACTTTGAAGATAAAGACACCACCCACTTTACCGAGGGCAGTCTTCATATTTTGAATAGTGCCATGGTTCCGACTCAGGAAATTAGATTCCACAATCTTTTGCCTGTTTCCCTTTCTGGCATTGAGTTTGACTCCACAGACCCGGATTTAGCACCAAGAACAGCCACGGCTACCTTTGCATTTGATTTCTACGAATTTGTCTGATTTCCTCTTGACACGCCTTTGGGTAACTCTATAATCCGAGTGTCAACGAGAAAAGGGATTAAAGATTCTTATGGAACTTAGTGAACTTAGAAAACATGTAGAACAAGACTCGCGTATTGATGATACTGAACTCGATACCGAGTCTTTGAGATTGCCAGCACTTCACAGCAAGTATCTTAATTTTTATCATGATGCGAAGTTGAGGCTAGAAAAAGCAACAAATGAATACAATCGCCTATACCGCTTGAAGTGGGAATATTACAGTGGGAAAATGGACGAACAGACATTGCGTGAGCGTGGATGGGAGCCTTTTGATCACAAGATTCTTCGTAATGATATTGGGATTTATCTCAATGGTGATGAGGATCTGTGTAAAAGAAAAGAAGTGATTGTTTATATCAAGTCAATCGTGGATTATCTTGAAGAGGTTGTCAAAGAAGTCTCCTTCCGACACATGAAGATCAAAGCGGCTATTGACTGGAGGAAGTTCTTAGGCGGTGCATAAATATAATGTATGCCCGATTTTACTATTGAGGACTTGGATTCTTCTCAAATCCGTGTTCGTTGTGAAAAGCACTTAGCAAAAGAACTCTCAGATCACTTTACTTTCAAAGTGCCGGGAAGAGAATTCATGCCTGCCTATCGACAAAAAAGATGGGACGGGCAGATCAAACTCTACAACTTATATTCACAAAAGATCTATGCAGGTCTAGAGGCATACATTCACAAATTCTGTGAGGATCGTAATTACAGTCTTGAGGTTCCGAATAGAGGATCTCCCTCACCTGTTACAGAAAAATATCTAGAGACATTCTTAGAATCCATCAAGATTAGCATTGGTGGTAAAAGAGTAGATCCACACGAACACCAAAAAGAAGCCATCTTACACGCTATGAATAAAAATAGGTGTCTGATGCTATCACCCACTGGCTCTGGTAAGTCACTGGTCATCTATACGCTTCTAAGGCACTATTTAAATTTACTACCAAAAGATCAAAAAGTCTTGATCATTGTCCCGACCATCGGACTGGTATCACAAATGTTTTCAGACATTCGTGACTACGCCGGTATGGACTCAAACTGGAACCCCGTGGAAAACTGTCACATCATGTATGCAGGCAAGGAAAAAAATACAAGAAAGAGAGTCGTGATATCAACATGGCAATCATTACACAAAATGCCAAAAGAATACTTTCAGCAATTTGGAACAGTTTTTGGCGACGAAGCACACTTGTTCAAATCGAAGTCGCTGAGTTCAATTATGACTCAACTCACACGGTGTCCCTATCGGATTGCGATGACGGGAACACTAGACGGGATGTTGACTCACAAACTTGTGATTGAAGGTTTGTTTGGTCCAACTAAAAAGGTAATCACCACCAAGAAACTTATGGAGCAAGATCTTCTATCTAACTTGACTATCGACTGTTTGGTGCTAAACTACACAGGTTCTAATAGGCAACTGATGAGAAGAACGCCATATCAAGATGAGATTGAGTGGCTGATAACTGATAGTAGGCGAAATAAATTTATTTGTGATCTGGCAAAAAGCACAAAAGGAAACACTCTGATTCTGTTTCAGTTTGTTGAGAAACACGGAAAGGTTCTTCACGAAATGTTAAAAAATTGTGGTAAACCTGTGTTTTTCATTCACGGAGGAACAGATGTAGAACAACGCGAACACGCAAGAAATATTGCAGAAAAAATTGATGACGGTATCATTTTGGCATCATATGGAACATTTAGCACTGGTATAAACATCCGTCGCCTAAATAATATTGTGTTCGCGTCACCGTCAAAGAGTCGGGTCAGGGTGCTACAGAGTATTGGAAGACAACTTAGAAAGTCTGTTCACAAAAGCACCGCACGACTCTACGATATAGTTGACGATTTATCATGGAAAAAATATCAGAATCACACACTACGTCACTTTTTTGAGCGACGAAAGATATATGACGCAGAAAAATTTGATTACAAGGTAATCGCAATTCCACTACAAGGAGAACGAAATGAAGAAAACCCCCTTTAGGATTTTGAAACTAAAGAGTGGTGATGATGTCATCGCACGACTTATTGCAAATAGCAAAGAGAGTATCAAACTCGAAAGACCGATGTATCTTAAATTCATGCATTTCGTTGATAACTCCAGTGGAATGAAAAGAGAGACACTGGTTCTTGTTGACTGGTTGAAAACAACAACCTCAAATCATATTGAAATCCCAAAGGATCATATTCTTGGTATTTTTGATCCAGACCCCGATATTGCAAAGGCATATGATCTGCAAAAAAGAATGGACGATAATCCACAAGATATGATGAACCATCTCAAGAGAACTGGTCAGATGAATTTTCCATTTATGAATGAGCCAGAGCAACAAAAACCAAATATTGATAATATTCTTAAAATTGTTGCAGCAAAAATTGATTCTATGAGAGAACAAGTTGAAGAGGACACTGAGGACGCAATCGAGTCAATGTTCGAAAGAATGGGTATTGATTTCGATGAGGACGATCCAGATGTCAAAATTATCAAAGATGACAAGGACTCCCCCGATTACGGGACACGTTATTGGGACTGGTCACCAAATGTAGATGATTACTTGACTTGATACTTTTTTGAGGTAAACTTACATCATGTCGGACTCTCACTACATCGATAACAAACACTTTTTTGCCGAAATGGTGAAATGGAAAGAACAGGTAAAGGACGCTCAGGAAACTGATGATCCTAAGCCACCTGTTACTGAGTATATCGGTGAATGTTTTCTTTTGATTGCCGAGCGACTGTCTACGCGACCCAACTTTGTAAATTATCCTTTCCGTGATGAGATGGTTGGAGATGCAATTGAAAACTGTTTGATGTACGCCGCAAACTTTGATCCCGAAAAGTCAAAGAATCCTTTCGCGTATTTTACACAGATTACTTACTATGCATTTCTAAGAAGAATCCAGCGTGAGAAAAAACAAGACACCATCAAATACAAACTGATGGAAGCCGCCGATGCAAAAGGTGAACTGGCGGCTATGCTAGATCCAGAGAAAGTATCAAAAGATCCTTATGCCGATTATCTTAGACTCACTGAAAACGATATCGTAAATATAGAGCCGAAGAAAAAAGGTCGTAAGAAAAAGAAGAAGAAAAATGGTGACGGAGAACTCTTTTGAAAATAGCCATCCTGTGTGACACACACTTCGGGGCAAGAAACGATGGGCAAATTTTTCTAGATTACTACTTCAAATTTTTTGATGATGTATTCTTTCCCGCCTGCGAAGAACGTGGTGTAAAAACTGTATTACACTTGGGCGACCTAATGGATCGCCGGAAGTTTGTCAACTTCAATACGCTTGCTCAGGTTCGTGAGCGGTTTATGGATCGACTTCAAGGCATGGAAGTCCACTGCATTGTCGGCAACCACGACACCTACTTCAAAAACACCAACGAAGTCAACTCACCAAAAGAGTTGTTTGGCTCTCGTTATCCAGACTTTCATATTTACGACAGCCCCGTTGAACTGACCTTCGATAACACAAAGATTGCGATGGTTCCGTGGATCAACAAAGGCAACGAACAAGAGTCGATTGACTTTATCAACCAAACAGACGCGACTATCCTTGCAGGACACTTTGAACTAGAGGGATATCAAGTCATGCGTGGTGTGAAACATACAGACGGCATGAAGCCAGACATGCTGCAAAGATTTGATAAAGTTTGGTCGGGTCATTTTCATATCAAACATGAAGAAAATAATATTTGTTATTTTGGCACTGCGTATCAGATGACATTTGCAGACCTTTTTGAAAAGAAAGGTTTTCACATTTACGATACCGAGACAGATGAAATTGAGTTTGTACCAAATCCCGACAATCTTTTTCATGCGATAAAGTATGACGATGATATCGACCTTGCGATGATTGATTTCCGTCAATACGCCGGACGATATATCAAAGTTTTTGTTCATGAAAAGAAAGACGCTAAAAAGTTTGATAGGCTCATCGAGCGATTATACGATAGCAAAGCAGAGAGCGTCACAATTCTAGAAAATGAAACACCGACGAGTCAAAATGTCGAAGTTGAGCAAGAGGATCTTGCGACTGATACGATGACATTAATTAACTCTTATGTTGATGATGTATTTTCCGATGACCCGGAAGAGTGTAAAAGATTGAAAGAGGTGTTCAAGGAACTTTTCCTTGAGTCGTTTGATATATGATTAATTTTAAGAAAGTGCGTTTCAAAAATTTTGGTTCTTTCGGAAACAACTTCACAGAGGTTGAACTAGATCGACATCAGACAAGTCTGATCACAGGCTTGAACGGACACGGTAAGTCATTTGCCTTGCTTGATTCCATCACCTTCGCTTTATTCGGCAAGCCTTTTCGTAAAATCAATATCCCACAACTCGTTAACTCACTAAACGAAAAAGACTGCCTCGTTGAAGTTGAGTTTTCTGTTGGGGATGATAGTTATCTGATTCGAAGAGGTTTGAAGCCAAAAGTATTTGAAGTGTTCAAAAATGATGATTTGGTAAACATCGCAGCAAAATCAAAAGATTATCAACGCATGTTGGAAGAGCAGATTCTTCGCATGAACTATAAGTCTTTTACACAAGTTGTGATTCTAGGATCATCCTCATTCGTTCCGTTCATGCAACTCTCTGCCGCTGATCGAAGAGCGGTCATCGAAGATATTCTTGATATTCAAGTGTTTTCAAATATGAATATCGTTCTTCGGGACAAGACATCACTTGTTAAAGGTGAGATTACCGATATCAACAAAACACTCCAGATTAACAAAGAGCGAGCGACAGGTGTGATCACTTTGATTGAGTCACTACAAAAGAAAAACAGTCAACAGATTGAAAGTCTTGAGGAAGAGATCAAACTAAACAGAGAAGAGCAAGATCAACACACGCAAGAGATTGAGAGGCTGGATCAAGAAATTGAAAAGGCACTGGCTAGTATTAGTGACGAAAAAGATGTTGAGACAAAGATTAAAAAATATGAAACGGCAAAGTCTAAACTTGAGCGAGAGTTGTCAAATCTAAAGAAAAATATTAACTTTTTCCATGATCATGACTCTTGCCCTATGTGTAACTCTGAGATCACTCATGAGATGAAAGAGTCTGAAACTAAAAAAGCATCCGGCACTCTCGAACAGTTGAAAGAGGCTATTGTCGATCTGGAGAAAATTGAACAAAAGCAAGTTGACCGTTCAAACGAAATCGCCGATGTTAGAAAAATTGTGAGACAACTTTCGGATGATCGTATTCGTGAAAACACCTCAAGAAAAAATGCCGTTAAGGCAGGGGAAAAACTTGAGCGTAAACTGAGCGAAGCAAGGGCAGAAGACACTACGGACCTAGATGACGCAAAAGATAAACTTGAAAGAGCGAAAGAGGATCGTGAGAAGTGCATCGGCAGAAAAGATGATCTGCTCGTCAAGAAAAACACATACTCTAACGCTGCCGATATGCTCAAGGATAGTGGTATCAAGGCAAAGGTTATCAAATACTATCTTCCAGTAATCAACACACTCATCAACAAGTATCTCAAAGACATGGAGTTTTTTGTGTCTTTTGAGTTGGACGAAAACTTCAACGAAACTATCAAGAGTCGGCATCGTGATACATTCTCATACATGTCGTTTTCAGAGGGTGAGAAGATGCGTATTGACCTTGCGATCCTGCTGGCGTGGCGTGAAATTTCAAGGCTCAAGAACTCTGCGAATACGAACCTTTTGATTCTAGATGAGGTGTTTGATGCATCTCTAGACGCAATGGGATCGGATGATTTCTTGAAACTTTTGAATAAATTGTCAGAAAAGAACCACATTTTTGTGATTTCACACAAGTCAGACCAACTGGTTGATAAATTTGCGAATCAAATCACCTTTCAGAAGCACGGAAACTTTTCCCGCCTGAAATAAATGCCTAAATAACCTAGCAGGAGCGTGCTATGGCTACAGGCGAATACAAAGGCAAAAAGGTTAAATTAGATGATCCGTTTAGGCTCCCACAAGGGTCTAGCAAGAAGTTTGGTGTCTATGTAAAAAATCCTGATACGGGTAATATTATTAAAGTTGAGTATGGTGACCCCAATTTGTCGATCAAACGTGATGATCCAGAAAGATTGAAAAACTTTAGGGCTAGGCATAACTGTGATCAGAAAAAAGACAAAACCACTCCGGGTTACTGGTCTTGTAAGTTTTGGGAAAAGGGTAATCCTGTCTCAAAACTTCTTAAACAAGGCAAAGTGGAGGAAGAGGGATGTGATTGTGGGTGTGATTGTAAATCAATCGAAGAGGCTGTAAAAGTTCGTATCGCATCCGATAAAGAAATCTCTGTTGTTCAAAATAAAGATGGAGAGCCTTTTGTATACGACTCAGAAGAGTCTGCACAGAAGAAAGCAGAGTCTATCAAAGGTAAAGTTGTCAAGGGAACTAAGGGAGAGATCATGGTGCAAGTTTTGATCGATCCAAGTTTGAGAAAGCACCTTATGTTTCGTGAGTATGCCGAAATGACCGAGGGTGAGTGGAAAGACGAAAAAGATGAGCGTGAACACAACAAGTTGTTTATGAAGTCGTTGAAGACCATGCCGGGATCGCCAAATCAGAAAAAGATTATTCAACAAATGAATGCTCTACGCAAAAAGAATGGTCTGGAACTTTTGAAAGAAGAAAAGCGGATTCCAAAAACACGAAAGAATCAAGACCCTGATACTCATTCAGATTTGTATACAGACGAAGACCCAAGAGGCACAATTCACGGACTTGGTTTCAAGGATGTAGAAACTGCCGAGGCATCGGTTCGTAAAATCAAAGCGTCTGACCGAACGCACGCACACAAGATTCAGGCTGCGATTGCGATGGAGCAACGAGCCAAAGTAATGAAGAAAACTGC